GGAAAATTTTATAAAAAATTTTTTAGAGGGGGGGTGGGAAGTTTTACTCATTGGTGCAGCTGGAATGGTTGCTCGACTTGTTACAACAAGTGAGAATAAATCAGGAATAGATGTAACAAAAAAGATGATAAGTGCAATGATAGCATCTTTGATTGCATGGTTTGTGATGGAGCAATTTGAGATTAGTTCAATGTATAAAGCTATTACCTATGGACTGGTTGGGTTAAATAGTCCTGAGATAATAAATGGAGTGCTAAAACTAAGTGGACAGTTTGCTGCTGACCCAATGTCTTTTATAAAAAAAGAGCAACCTAAACCAACAAGAAGAAGGAAATGAAAAATATATTACTCATTATATTAACTGCTATAATTTTAGCTATTGCAGGATTTGGTAAATATGTAGAACATACTATAAAGCAAAGTGCTACAAGTATTTATGAAGATAGATTAGTTCCACAACCTTACCTAAGTAGGAAGTTTGATTATTATGGATCAACTATACAAGATCAAATTAAAGTAATAAAGGGTGGTAAGATTGATTTAATTTCTATTCAAAAAGAAAAAGAAATAACAGATACAATGTGGGCTGCTTATTTAAATACATATCAAACTCCAGAAGAAAAAGAAATAAGCCAAAAAGCTGAAATGTATATTGAGATAGCAGATGAATTCTTTGTAAAAATTACTTTAGATGAAATTATTACAGATGATGAAGCTAAAGAAATGGATGCAAAAATCTATCCTGTATTAAAATATGTAAATGAATTAATAGATATACAAACTAAAATTGGAGCAAGAGAAACCAAAGAAATGATTTCTCTTCTTGATAAGTTTTCTAGTTTTATAATAGGAGCAATTGCACTTGCTATTACTCTGTTAGGTTCTATTGTTTATGATATGTTTAAGAAACCTGCTTTACCAAAGAAACCACTAAGAAAAGTGGCAGTTAAAAAGGTGGCAGTAAGAAAAGTGGCAGTTAAACAGAAATGAGATTAATATTTATTTTATTATTTTTTATTGCTTTAGAATCAAAGGCTCAGTATTATATAATGGCTGCTCCTAATGTAGCGTTTGATACTAAGCTTCAGGACACTAAAAACTTATTAGGTGGAACTATTGAAGTGGGAAAGTATTTTGGGAATACAGCAGTGGGAATTAATAGTGGTTGGTGGACATTTGACAGAAAGGATTTTTATCAAGAAGCTATGGCCACCTTTCCTATTTATGAAAGGTTTAGTGTAAGTGCAGCTATTGGATATTTTTACTATCATAAAGATATTACGATGGAATATGATTTCAATTATACAATACCATTAAAAAAAGAATATTCATTTGTTTTAAGTTATGGTGCTCAGAGTGCTTTTGGAGATACATTTGCATCATACTCTATAGGTATTAATAAGGACTTTAAAATTAAATAATATGAAACAGTTTTTTTGTGATGAAAGTGGAAGTCTAAGCATGAAGCGTTTATGTGGATTGTTATGTGTAATAGCTTTATGCGTTACTATGTACCATAATTCGTTTAGTGAAGAACACACTGCACCATCAACAATATTAGTAGAATCAGTAGCCTTATTGGCTTTTGGATGTTTAGGATTAACCTCAGCTGAAAAGATATTTAAGAAATGAAACTATCAGAGAATTTAGATTTGTCAGAAGTGACTAGAAGTGAATCTGCTAAAAGAAGTGGTATAGATAATATGCCAACAGAAAAACATTTAGAAAGCTTAAAAATACTAGCAACTAATATCTTTCAACCAATTAGAGAACATTTTAAAGTTCCAATACATATAAGTTCAGGATATAGAAGTGAGAAGTTAAATAGACTTGTTCCTGGTACATCATTAACTAGTCAACATTGTTTAGGTGAAGCTTTTGATATTGACATGGATGGAACAGCAATTAAGAATAGTGAAATCTTTAAATACATAAAAGATAATTTAAATTTTGATCAGCTTATTTGGGAGTTTGGTGATGATACTAATCCTTCATGGGTACATGTTAGTTATAAGGCTAATGGTAAACAGCGTAAGCAAATCTTAAAAGCCATTAAAAAGAATGGTGATACAAAATATATTCCTTATAAATAAACCAACCAATGGCAAAGAAAGCAAATATAATAAAGGATAAAGGTAAAGTGACTTTTGGTAAAAGACGTATAGGAAAACATTCTAAAACTACCAATAAACATTCATCTCCTAGCTCTAAATATAGAGGTCAAGGAAGATAACTAATTTGATTATTATTTTATAACTAGTTTAGTTATACTAAATTATTGTAAAGCATTAATTGTTACAATAAACATCATATTTTTGTATAATGAGTATACCTAATAAACAAATAGGCTGGAGTCAAGAATCCAATCTGCTGTGGCAAGTAGCTTCTCAATTAGAGGAGCTTACATGTGTTACATGTAATATTATGGGTACTAGTGGAACTTCTGGTACATCTGGATATGATGGAGATAGATTTAGAACTACATCCACTACTGAATTTACATTAGGTGTAAGTACAACAATTGTTGTAGAACCTGGATTGGCTTATACACCAGCTCAAGATATTATTATAACATATAATGTTGGTAATCATCAAACTTGCACTGTTGTAAGTTATGACATTAACACTGGTGTAATGGTAATTGGTCCTCCTGTTACAGTTACAGGAAGTGGAACATATTCTCTATGGACTGTTAACTTAGATGGAGCAGCTGGTGGAGATGGTTCTTCAGGAACTAGTGGTACTTCAGGAGTTAATGGAACTAGTGGAAGTTCTGGTAGTTCAGGAACTAGTGGTACATCAGGAAGCTCAGGAACAAGTGGAGTGAATGGAGCTGCTAGTGGTTATTTAGGATCTTTCTATGACACTACAAATCAAACAGGAGTTGCAGGAAGTGTTCTTACAATGGGTCTTAATAATTCAGATCCATGGAACAATGGAGTATCTATAGTTTCTGGTTCTCAAATAACAATAGCTAATCCTGGTGTATATAACATAGCATTTAGTGCACAGATGGTAAAAAATAGTGGTAACACTGCTACACATATACATATTTGGTTAGCACAAAATGGTACAACTGTACCTATTAGTGGTTCACAAATAGGTTTTCCTTCCAACTCTGTGTATGTTGTACCAGCATGGAACTTCTTTTTTAAAACAACCACTGCTAATGAATATGTACAACTTAAATGGGAAATAAATAGTAATGCAGATAATGCAATAGTGATGACATCAGCTCTAGCTACAGGAAATATTCCTGCTATTCCTGGATTAATTGTAACAGTAAACCAAGTAGGATAATAAATATAAAATATAAATAAAATGAAAATTCCAAACAGGCAAATAGGTTGGAGTCAAGAAAGTAATTTGTTGTGGCAAATCAGTAAGCAATTAGAATATCTTATTAAAGTGACAGCTAATCTTACTACTACCACTACAACTACTACAGTAGCTCCTTAATACAAATAAAAAACCAACCAACTACATATATGAAGAAAGAACTTAGATTTCTTTGCTCTCAGCCTGATGACACCTATTACACATGGCAGGTACATCTATGGCTTGAAAGTTTAAAAAAACTTGGACACTCAGATAAAGCCACTGTATTAATATACATCCCTGACTTTAGAGAAAAGAATACTAGATGGGAAAAGATAATTGATCTATATCCAGAAACAGAATTTGTTTTCTATAAAGATGTAGATAAAGTGAGTAAACTTCTAAACATCTATATACCAATCATTAGGCCTTATGTTCTAATGAGATATTTTAGAGACCATCCTGAAATGAAGGATAAAGCTGTATTCTACTGCGATAGTGATATAGTTTTTACAGAAGAGTTCAATATTGATAAGTATATAGATGATGACATAAGTTATCTATCAGATACAAACAGTTATATCAATGCTTCATATTTTGATAGTAAAATAAAAGATGTCCTTCCTGAAAAGCTAGAAGCTTATAAAGAAAGAGACATACTACAAGAGATTACATCTTTAAATGGTATATCAAGAGAAATAGCAGAAGCTAACAACTTACATTCAGGAGGAGCTCAATATCTATTAAAGAACATAGATGAACAATTCTGGAGTGATGTAATGACAAGTTGTTTAGTTATTCGTACACACTTAAGAAATATCAATCAAGAGTTCTTTCAAGATGAGAATAAAGGATTTCAAAGTTGGTGTGCTGATATGTGGGGGGTGCTATGGAATATATGGAAAAGAGGAGGACAAACAATAAACACTCCAGATATGGAATTTGCTTGGAGTTCTGATCCTATTGAGAAACTTGAAAGAACAACTATATTACATAATGCAGGAATAACTGATCCATTTATGGGAGGAAGTTATCCAGCATTTTATAAAGGAACATATCACACTGGTAAAGATCCATTTGATGATCCTCATTTAGAAATAGTTAATAATAATGAAGAAACTAAAAAACGTTGCAATCATTATTATCTACAACAACTTCTTGAATTAAAGAAGAAATACAACCTTAAATATGAATAAAGATTTTGTAGCCCTGGTTGCTAGAAGTCTTGCTTAATTTATATAAATAAAGAAAATTTTTATTCACAAATTAAAAAAATTAAAAATGGCAAATGGTAACAATCAACGCTTAAAAGCGTATGTAAGATTTGATGGAACTGGTAGAGTGGTAGCAGGATCTCTTATTCTTAGAAAAAATAAACCTAAAGTGGGTAATTGGCATGAAATTACAGCATATGAATGTTGTAATTATACCACCACCACTACAACTACAACTGCAGCACCTACAACTACTACAACCACTACAACTGCAGCACCTACAACTACAACTACTACTACAGAACCAAGATAATAATGGCAAAATCATTTTTTCCAGAAGATATGATGAAATCTTCTTCTGAAGAATTGACATTGGAAACTATAGCTGGAAAGCTTACATATTTTCATGAGCAATTACATCTATTGCATTGGCAAACTCAAAGTTATGCTACACATAAAGCTTTAGGAAAATTGTATGAATATGTACAAGATTTTAAAGATGATGTAGTAGAGAAGCTTATGGGATATTTAGGTAAACGTCCTGGTGTTTTCAAAATAGAGCCTCTATCTAATGCATCCTCTATGGATGTTGTAAAAGATTTAGGTGTGTTTGCTTCTCAATTAAAAGCATATGGAGAGGTTAATAAGTTTCATGATGTATGTAATCTAGCAGATGCACTATCTGGAGAAGCAGCTAAAACTAAATATCTATTAACACTTTCTTAGAATTGTGCAAATAAATAAAAAGTTTTTTCCAGAAATACTTCCAGATAATGAAGAAATGTATTTTTCTCATTTAGAAGGAATAATAGATTCAGTAGATGAACTATCTATATTAGAAATAACTAAAGGGCCCAATGCTTATATATTTAGACTAGCACCTAGTCTACCTAAGTATAACCCAATGTTATTGGAAGAAATATTAAAGTTTCACAACATGTTTAAAATTAAATTAGATTTATCAAAAAGCATTAAAGCATCAGCTACCATCTCTTTTCAAATAAGTCTTGACAATTAGTATATTTACAACTTAAACCAAAAACTATAATTATGTCAAACAACATTTACAACCCAAGCAAAAAGTACACATGGGGTCCAGAAGATCAATTCAGTCTTAAAGGTGATGAATTTGGTCTTATTTTAAATAGCCTTAGAGCTGTATTAGGAACACCAGAAGCAAGTAGAATTATGTTGGCTCACCAAGCTAATGAAATCATTGAGAAGATGGTGGAAAGAGCTGTTAACGATGGTGTTGCTATTGAAGTGGTAGAAGAATAAAATTATAAAAAGATGGCAAAACAAATGATAAAACGTGCTGATGGTTCTGTTTCTCAAAGAGGACTTTGGGATAACATCAGAGCTAATAAAGGATCTGGAAAGAAACCTACAGCTGCTATGCTTAAGCAAGAAAAGAAAATCAAAGCTAAAGGCAAATGATCTTTGAGCCTAGTAATAGGCTTGATGTAACCACTCCTAAAGGAGATGGTATAGTGTGGCTCGTTACAGAGCTAGGTCACGAAACTGATACAATCTACACTATTATAATTAACGAAACTGGTGAGCTTTGGCAGTTTACGCATCGTGACATAATTGTTAAACCTAACATAACATTCAGAAGATATGAAAAAAGTTAAAAAAATGCAAGCTGGTGGAGTGGCTAAACCTGCAAAGCGTGTAGGACCTGTTGATCCTGATGGTGCTTGGACTAAAGTGCAAGAACGTACAATAGCTGGAAAGAAAGCTCCAAAGGTTCCTTTGAAAAAAGATAAACAACTTGGTGCTACCAAAATGAAAATGGGTGGTAAGATGAAAAAGAAATAATCATGCCAAAGGCTAAGGATAAAAATTGGATACAGAAAGCTGTAAACCCAAAACATAAAGGGTTTTGCACTCCTATGACTAAAGCTACATGCACTCCTAAAAGAAAAGCATTAGCTGTTACTCTAAAAAAGATGGGAAAAGCAAGAAAAGGCAAGTAATATGTCATATTCTATAGATCCTCGTAATTCAAGTAGACGTGCCAAAAGACAAGGTATTACTATAGATGAATTATTAATTATTGAAAAAGAGCAACAAGAAAAAATAGATAATGGCTATACTCTTTGTAACTCTTGTAAAGAATGGAAGATATTTGGAAAAGCTAAAACATATTGTAAAGAGTGTTGTTCAGAAAGAACAAGAAATAGATATAATTTAGAAAGACAAAGAACATATCTTCTTAAAAAGAAATATGGTATTACTCCTGAGAAATATGACAGAATGTTATCTGAACAAGATTACAAATGTTGTATTTGTCACACACATGAAGATAAATTAGATAGATCGTTAGCTGTTGATCATTGTCACAAAACAGGTAAAGTAAGAGGTTTGTTATGTGGAAATTGTAATAGATTTCTTGGGCAAATTGATGACAATATAGATACAGCAAAAAGACTATTAGAATATTTAAATAAACATACAGACATTTAAAGCTAAATAATAATGAATAACTTATGTCCTATACATTTAGTTCTTTTAGATATTACAGGACAATGTATTGAGTGTATAATAAGTAATAATAAATAATGGGAAGTATTAGAAAGCCAGGTCCATACAATCCACAAAAAGCAACAGCTTATGTAGGAAAAGGTGTTCTTAAAAATGGTGACACTATTCCTGCTATTAAAGGAGCCATCACTCCTGTACCTAATGGTCCTCTTATTAAAAAGAAAGGACCTTTTAAAGGAAGCACATTAAAGAATGGTGGAAGTGTTGTAAAGGTAGGGGGACAAACACATAAAGTGTTTAAAAAGAAAGTAGATAAAGGAATTGGTAATAAAGGTGATATAGTTGTTGATCACACAGCTGGTCCTTCTGCAGGAAAGTGGGATAAGATTAACCTCACTAAGAAATCAAAAGCTAAAACTGTTAAACAAGGTGTTGCTTCTGTAAGGAAATGGCACAAAGATAATCCTGACTATTATGACAAAAAGTCCAGCATGGCAAAGAAAAGAAGGTAAAAATCCTTCTGGTGGATTAAATGCTAAAGGCGTAGCTTCATATAGAAGAGCTAATCCTGGAAGTAAACTTAAAACAGCTGTCACTACTAAACCTTCTAAACTTAAGCCTGGAAGTAAAGCTGCAGGTAGACGTAAGTCATTTTGTAGTAGAATGTCAGGGATGAAAAAGAAATTAACATCTGCTAAAACAGCGAGTGATCCAAATAGCAGAATAAATAAATCTTTACGTAAATGGAATTGTTAACTAATTTAAAACATTAATATAATGGCAAAGAGTAAACTTCAAACTAAAGCAGACATTCGTATGGCTGATCTTTTAGATAGACAAGATGGTGTAGGTAAATATGCTCCTAAAAAGAATAACGCTATTAATAATTCTGTTAAAAAATCTAAATCTAATTAAAAAATTAATATAATGGCAATGATGAAAAAAGCAAAAACAGGAGTTTCATTAAGATCTGGTCAATTAAAACGTATTGGAAGACTTGAAGCTAAAAATCCAGATAGAGCTACAAATGTAGCTAAACGTATGGTAGAACGAGATACTCGTAAAGAACGAGGACAGGATTTTGTTACAAAAAATCTAGATAAATTAATGCCTAAGAGAGCTAAATCTGGTGGATCATTTCCTGATCTTAATAAAGATGGAAAGATTACTAAAGCTGACATTCTTAAAGGACGTGGTGTTATAGCTAAGAAAGGTGCTTCTGTTAAGAAAGCTAATTTTGGAGATGTATTAGGTAAAGTGGCAAAGGTGGGTGGTTTTGGTTTAGCTGGAATGGCTGCTAATAAACTATTTGGTGGTAAGAAGAAAGAAGCTGCTCCAGGAATGGCTCCAGCTGCACCAATGGCTGCATCAGCAGTTGCTCCAATGAAAAAAGGTGGAAAAGTGGCAGCTAAGAAGAAAGTTATGAAGTCTGGTGGTAAAATGGGTAAATGTAGAGTAGGTTGTAACTAATTTTTTATATATTTGTAGGATAATTAAACTATGAATAATATGAAAGAAATGTGGAAAGATGTTCCTGAGTATGAGGGGCTGTATCAAGTTAGCAATTTAGGAAAAGTTAAAAGTTTAGATAGATATATAGAAACTCCTATTAAAAAATACTTACTTAAATCAAGAGTACTAAAACCTGGAAAAACTATACAGGGGCATTTTTATGTGAATTTATATAAAAACAAAAAACCAAAGTCAAGAACTATACATCAACTAGTTGCGATTTGTTTTTTAGATCATGTAGCTTGTGGGTATAAGTTTATAGTAGATCATATTGATAATGATAAAAATAACAATCATGTAGATAATCTACAAGTAACTACTCAAAGATATAATCTTTCTAAAGATAAAAAGAACACTACTTCTCAATACACTGGAGTTACTTGGCACAAATCTCATAAAAAATGGATGGCAAGTATAAGAATAGGAAAATCTAGAAAATATTTAGGATACTTTAAAGATGATTATGATGCTCATTTGGCTTATCAAAAAGAATTAAACTCAATTTAATAACATGTCAATACTTAAAAGTAAAACAAGTCTTAAGAAAGCTCCTAAAGTGGCACCTCCTAAACCAATTAATGGTAATTATATGAAGGAGGCTGATACTAAATTGAGACTTAAAAGTCCTCAATGGCCAATGAAACAAAAGAGACTTTCTAAATGAATGGGAAGAAAATAATCAACTTCACTCCTACAGGTACACAGCCTACAAAACAAAATTCAAATGCACCTTTTTCCCCAACTAAAATTTTGGAGGAGGTGCATTTTGCTTTTGAGCTAGGCATTACATTAGTGCATTTGCACGCTAGAGATGAAAATTTCCTGAATACATGGAGAGTGGATGTATATAAAGATATCATTGATGGTGTTAGAAAACACTGTCCAGGACTTCCTATATGTGTTTCTCTAACTGGTAGACATTTTCCAGAGTTTGAGAAACGTTCAGCTGTAATTGAGTTAATGCCAGATATGGCATCTCTTACAATGAGTTCTCTTAACTTTCCAAATAGTGCATCTATTAATGAGCCTGATGTAATTATTAAGCTTATTGAAAAAATGGATGAGTATGGTGTAGTTCCAGAAATAGAATGTTTTGATAGTGGAATGCTCAATTATACCAATCACTTAATTAAAAAAAACATTCTGAAAGGTCCCTATTACATTAATGTTATTCTAGGGAACCTATATAATGGTCAATCTGACCTATCCACTGTAGCCAGTATTCTTGTTAATAAACCAAAAGATAGTATTATGTGCTTTGGTGGTATTGGTAAAGATCAAATAAAAGCAAACATGCTTGGCTTATTATATGCAGATGGTATAAGAATAGGACTGGAGGATAATTTGTATTATAAAGATAAAACTCTTGCTACAAATGCTAAACTCCTACAACGTATTAAAAGGATTATGTATGATCTAGATTTAGAAGTGATGAGTTCAAAAGAATTTGTATCTTTGGGATATGCTAACAAAATTAATTCTTCTAGGGAAAAGTGATGCCACCATTCCTATGATAATGGACAATCTAGAAAGTTGTGATGTTTATCCATCTCTAGAAATTGTAAATAACTTACATATTCCTATAGAGTATACATTTGATAATCAAAAGTTTAAATGGGAGATGGTAGATGAAATTAAAGATAGATCTGGATTATTTGCACTTGGTGTATCTAATGCTTATACAAAACTAAAGGTGGTAGAGGGATTTGATATTGATGGATTAGAATTTGTAAATGTTATACATTCTACAGCTATTTTATCTAGTACATCTATTCTTGGTAAAGGATTATTAATTAATAATTTAGCTTTTGTAGGACCTCATGCTAAAGTGGGAGATTTTGTAAACATTGGTAATAGAGCCATGATAAATCATCACACAGTGATTGAAGATTTCGTTAGCATCAATCCTGGAGCAAATGTTGCAGGACATGTTCATATAGGTAGAGGAACATTAATAGGAATAGGAGCCACTGTAAGTAATGGAATTACTATTGGAAAGAACTCAATTATAGGAGCTGGATCAGTTGTTGTAAGAGATATTCCTGATAATGTAATAGCTTATGGTAATCCATGTAAACCAATGAGAAAAAATGGCTGAAGGTATATACAAAATAACAGAACAGTTCGAACAGGCTTTGTGTGATTATACAGGAGCTAAATATGCTGTAACTGTAGATAATCAAAGTAATGCTTTGTTTATGGCACTCATGTATGAGAATGTCAAAGATTTAGAAATAGCTATTCCCTGTAGAACATATCCATCTGTTCCATGTGAAATAATACATGCAGGAGCAAAAGTAAAATGGATTCCTGTAGAAGGAGAAACAATTAAAGGAGCATATCAACTATCTCCTACAAGAGTGTGGGACTCAGCTCTAAGATTTACAGCTGAAATGTATATTCCTGGAACACACATGTGTGTTAGTTTCACAGGACCATATAAACATCTAAAGTTATCTAAAGGAGGTGCTATTCTTACAGATGATGAAAAAGCTTACAAATGGTTTAAGCGTGCTCGATTCTCTGGAAGAAATGAATGTTCTTATCATAAGGATGAGTTTGATATGCTTGGCTGGAACTTTTATATGATGCCTGAAATAGCCACTAGAGGATTACTTTTAATTAATCAATTTTACAATATAGATGGTACAGCTAAACACAATGAAGATTTAGAACTACCCTATCCTAATCTCTCCAAGTTTAAAATATATGGAGGAGAAGAAGTTTAAATTAATTACAGCTATTGATAGAATCAATTATTTCTCAGATAACTTTATAGATTATTATAAGAAGTGGTTTCTAGTTGAAGAGTTTTATTTCATGGTGCATGAAAAAAACTATGAGTCTATAAAGCTTTATTTATTTTCAAAAGGATTTGGAGAAAATAATATTGAAAAGTATACTATAAAAAGCTTTGGAGAAGGACACAATATTACAAATCAAAATCAAATAAAAACTAATTTTTTAAATGATGGTTATATTGTAATATATGCAGATATGGATGAAAGAATATACCATCCAAACTTAAGAGAATATATTCAAAAATCTGAGTTAGATTTTATAATTCCTCAAGGAATGCAAATTGTACATGAAAAAGGAGAAGCTCCTCTTGATTTTACAAGAAATATTATAGAACAAAGAAATACATGTGTCTTAGATACATTCTGGTATTCTAAAGTTTGTATCCTAAAGAAAGATTTTAAATGGAATCATGGAAGACATAATAAACCTAATGCTCACACTATAGATGTTAATGTTTATATGATAGATTTGGGAAAAGTGTGTAAAGACTTTATGATAGAAAACAATATAATTAGCTCAGAGATATATAAAAAGGTGATGTGGAGATATAAGGAAACTAACATACTGAATATTGAAAGAGAGATTTATAATAAAATAATGGACCAATCAACTGTTATTCCTAATGATTTAAAACATGCAAATCCTTTCTAATGCTACACTTAGTAACTCCTCTATATAGATTTCAAAATGTTGAGAAGGTGTATAGATCTTTCTCTCAATACCCAGATGTAAAATGGCATATGGGAAAGAGTAAACATAAAGACTATACATTTCCTCATCAAGATGATCGAATAAATGTATATGATGTAAACTGTGCAGATGATGATCCTGTAACAAAAAGAAACTTTGCTTTATCTAAAGTGACAGAAGGCTATTTTCATCTATTAGATGATGATACATTATTCCATCCAAATATGTATAAGCTATATAAGGAGGTGGAAAAACTTAATTACAAAGGAATGGTTATTGGTAAACAGGTGGGGAAGAACAATAAAATCAGACTCAAAGAAATACCCCATCCTGTATATTGTTATATAGATGCTGGTAATGTACTTTGCCACCACTCAGCAATTGATTATATTCTTACTAATCCTGATAAGAATAAAATGCTTGCTCCTGATTACAGTCTTTGGGAAAAGGCACATTCCTTTTTCAGGGAATCAAAAATGACAGAGGATGTAATATCCACTTACAACATGCTTACATGATCTTTTAACATTTGTATATAATCATATTTCCAATTAGGATTTAGTATAACATCTCCTGTTGGTATTTGTCCTCTCTGACGTTTTTGTTCTATAAACAAAGAATG